CGAGTGCTACTGGTTTTGATTTAATTATGCAGCCAGGTCAAGCAACTGCAGATGACGCAAGTGCTGAAATAACAGGTATTGGTATGACTGCCGCTCTTGGTACAGCTGTTTTAGATGCTAATACTTTAGTAGATTTAACAGGTCAAGCAATGACTATGCAAGAAGGTCAAGCTACAGCTACAGATTCGGTAGCAAGACCAACAGGCATTGTTATGACAATGGCTGAAGGAAATGTTGTAGGACCTGTTATATGGAACCCAGTACCTACAGGTAATGCACCTATAGATCCTCCAGGTTGGAAAGAAGTGGCTTGATTTAGATAATAATGTAATTATAATGGAAATATTAAGGGATTTAAAATATGGCAAATTCAACATCAGCTAGTTTAAAACTAACGGTTCAAGCAACTGGAGAAAACTCAGGAACTTGGGGCCAAATTACTAATACTAATTTACTTATATTAGAACAAGCTATTGGTGGATATGACGCAGTTGGTATTACTGCAGCAGCAACTTTAACTTTTTCAAATGGAACATTATCCAATGGTAAAAATCAAATAATAAAATTAACAGGAACTATTTCTGGAAATAAAAATGTAGTAATTCCAGATTCAATAGAAAAAACTTTTATAGTTGAAAACGCAACTAGTGGTGCTCACACAGTAACATTCAAAACTACTTCAGGGACTGGAGTAACTTGGGCAGCAACTGATAAAGGTATAAAAATGATTTATTCCGATGGAACAAATGTTGTAGACACCGCTTTTACAAAAGTTTCTTCAGATATTTCTCCTGAATTAGGTGGTGATCTAGATCTTAATTCAAAAAATATTACAGGAACAGGAAATATAAATACTACAGGAAATGTAGATATTACGGGAACACTAACTGCCGATAATGATGTACAAGCAGATTCAATAGGGGTAGGCACCTCACCTTCAGGAACCACCGGACAAATTCGTGCTACAGATGATATAACTGCATTTTACTCATCCGATGTTGCATTAAAAGAAGATATAGTTAATATTTCAGATCCATTAGAATCATTGAAAAAATTAAATGGTGTGTTATTTAATTGGAAAGATTCATGGATTAAAAAACAAGGTGGTGAAGATGGCTATTTTGTTAGAAAAAAAGATGTAGGGGTAATAGCTCAAGAAGTAGAAAAAGTTTTACCCGAAGCTGTTGCTCAAAGAAAAGATGGTATTAAAGCTGTTAAATACGATAGACTTACATGTTTATTGATTGAAGCGGTTAAAGTATTATCTGATAAAGTAGAAAAATTAAATAAGGAGAATAAATAATGGCACTACCGAATACTAATTTGAAAATGTCAGAAATTCAAACTGAGTTTGGAGGAAGTAATCCTATATCGCTTTCAGAATATTATGCAGGCGGAGCTAATGTTCCTAATTCTACTCCTGCTCCTAATGGGCCTATTCCAACTTCAGGACAAATTGCTATGGGTGTGTTTAGAGGTTCAGAAAATTTAACATTTACAACTGCTACTGGTGGATCTATATCAACATCTGGAAACTACAAAATTCATACTTTTAATAACAGCGGACAATTTAATGTTCAAAGTTTAGGAACAGACGATACTTTTGAATATTTATTAGTCGCTGGCGCAGGTGGTGGCGGTGACGCTGGACCAGAAGGTGGCGGCGGAGGAGCTGCAGGTGTTATTGATGGTAGTCAAACTTTAAATTCAACGGGAAATTATGCAGTAAACATCGGAACAGGTGGAAACGGAAACGGATCTAATGGTGCGGGTGGAGATGGTAATAATTCAGTTTTTTCAGGAAACACAACTGTGACTGCTTCAGGCGGAGGTGGCGGTGGAGGTACTAACGCTGCGGGACGTACAGGCGGATCTGGCGGTGGCGGAGGTGGAGGAGCTAATCCAAATGGAGGTAGCTCTGACCAATCAAACACCGGTGGAACAGGACGTGGTAACGCTGGTAATAATGGTAATGCGCAAAACAATGGTTCAGGTTCTGGAGGAGGAGCCGGTAACCAAGGAAATAACGGTGGTGGAAACCAAGGCGGTCAAGGCGGTCAAGGTTTTTCAAGCAGTATTACAGGATCTTCAGTCACATACGGTGGTGGCGGTGGTGGATCTTCTTGGGATGGAACTAGAGGCCAAGGTGGATCTGGTGGCGGCGGTCAAGGTGGACAAAACCTTGGTGGCGGCGGTCAAAGTGGCCAAGATGGAATTGGTGGCGGAGGCGGCGGAGGCTGTGATGCTACTGGTGGTCAAGGCGGAGATGGAAGAGTAATAATAAGGTACATATTTCAATAATGACTAAATATTTAGCAAAAATAGAAAATAATAAAGTAGTTGATGTAACTAGATTTTCAGACGAAGATTATAATTTAGGTATCGATCATTGTAAAAATTTAATAGGTGCTGCCGATTCAAATTATATCGTTTGTGAAAAAGGAACATCGGCAGGATATAATTATGACTCTAATTCAAATACTATTTATCTACCAAAACCTTTTGACTCTTGGACATTAGATGAAAATTTTGTATGGCAGCCTCCTGTTGCTGAACCTGACGGAGGAAGTTTGGCACTTGTGCACTGGAATGAAAATAATTTAAGATGGGAAGCATATTCTACTCCAGATGTGCCATCTACTGATAAGTATTGGAATGCATCTACTTCAGTTTGGGAAGATATTTAATAAAAACTAAACCAACCAGTAACAATATATTTTTCATGTGTTTTAGAAATCACACCACGGTGTGTATGTGTCCAATCGGAAGGCCATATGATTGTTAAACCTTTTTTAGCTTGTAAATTTAATTTTGGATAATAATAAAAATCTGTTCCTCCGTTAGGCACATCATTTAGATACGTCATAAATACAAATTCTCTTTTTGAACTATTTAATCCTTGTCTTTCTGCATGCCATTTTTTAAAACCTCCTCCTGGTTTGTAATATTGTATATTTGTATTTTCTTGAACATTGTTAACTTTTTCTAAGTTTTTTATAAATTTATATTTTTTTTCATATAAAGACATTACCTTTCCCAACTCTTTATTATATTCGCTAAACAAAGGTATATTTTTATTTATATGAAGATCTAAACTTTCTTTAGTGTTTATATCTACAAAACCATTACGTACAGGACCAACAGTTCCTTGGTAGGATCTGTGTCTAAATGCTTTATGATATTCAATTATCCTATCACATAATTTAAGATCTATGTAAGCTCCAACCATAAAGGTATGTTTTTCAAATTTTATTTGTTTCATAATGTTTGTTTTAACCAACAAAACCAACTATTAAATGTAAAACAATCGGTATCATTAAAAACATCTGCTTCTTTTAAATCATGATAGCTTTTGTCTAATATATTTTTTTTATATATGTTAAATCTTCCGGATGGTTTTAACTGTCTTGCTTTTTCCCAAAAAATACCTTTTCTTTTAGAAACTAAATAATGCATATTTACAAAATCAATACTATTTTCGTAAAACATTTTCATGTGATTATTATAATAATCTTGATCATTTTCGTTGTATAAATTTTTATATATTCTTTTACATAAAGAATATATACCTTCCATAGCTAACATTAATCCTGTGCTTTCTAATGGCTCAATAAAACCTGCAGATAATCCAATAGACACAACATTTTTATTCCACATTTTTTTATCATAGTAAGGTGTCCAATCTATTGTTTTTAAATTTTCTTTTTTAATTCTATTATCCCAATGTTTTACAAAAAAATCTTTTGCATCTTCTATGTCTGTTATTTGTCTATTAAATATAAAGCCAGAACCAATACGTGAAGCAACAGGAATAGACCATACCCAACCTTCATCTACAGCTTCACATCTAGTATAAGGTACTTTTTCTTTTTTAACATCTTTATAAAGAACCTGTGCAGCAACAGCTGTGTCACAGATTAATCTATCTCTCAACATTATCTTTTCTGTTTTTTCTTTTAAAATAGAATTAAAACCTGTGCAGTCTATATACAAATCTGCTTTTATCTTTTCGTTATTTTTTAATTTTAAATATTCTACTCCACTATCGTTATGAACAACTTTACTAACATCTTGTTTTATAAACTTAACTTTATCTTTTAATTTATTTTGTATAAATAAAACTAATTTTCCACAATTAACGTGGTACGCTACATTAGATAAATTATCGAATTTAGTCGTCATTGCTTTTTTATAATCTTTACATGTATCTAGGTTGTTATAAAAAGGATGGTAGACATCTTTTTTTTCATCAATCCAATTAACAAAATGAATACCTAATTTTTCTGTAGTATCCATTTCAAAAAACCACTCATTCTTTATAAAACCACAACTAGATAAGAAAGGAGCAAAATTTAAAAGTGTAGCTTCTCCAACTCCAACAGGTGTTCCTATTTCTTTATCTACAATAGTTATATTTAAATTATTTAAATTCCAGTTTAAGTAAGCTGCAGTCAACCAACCTGATGATCCTCCACCAATAATAACAATGTTTTTAATTTTTTTCATAGTAGTTAAAATTTATTACAATTCTTTTATCTATTTTATCATTTAACATAGCGCAATGTTCAGTATCAGAATCAAAAATAACTATTCTGTTTTCTTTTGCTTTTACCAATTTTTCTTTATTATTTACCTTGAAGTAAGTTCCTGTTGTATCAGTATCAAAATAAAATATAGCTGTTTTTAAATTCTTATAACCATAGTCTTTGTGCCACGAGGTTTTAAAATTTTCTTTAGCTTTAAGAGATAAGTTTATTCTTATTTCAACGATCGATGAAATATTTAACTTTTCAACAAACTCCTGCATTAAATTAAATACATCACTATTTGGTTTAAAATTACTATAGACACTATGAGAAAACCACTGTATGTCTTTTTTTTCATTCTCGACTGTTCCATTTTTAGAAAACCAGGCAAGATTATCACTAAATAATCCTTCTTTAATTTGTAAATATAAATTTTTATTTATAAAATTATCAATTATTTTCACCAGTTTTACTACTCCAATTAAAAACTAAATTTATTCTTTCTTGCGGAACAGGGTCTACCCAATGGTATAAAAAGCCATCTAAAGTTATTACTTTTCCTCTATGGGTTGAGAAGCTGCCGATATCTGTTTGTAGTGGTGCAACATCATCAAAATATATTATTGTGCTGTAATATGAATCTCTATGGTGATGCCTTTCTACCTTTTCCCCCTTATTTAACACATTTCCCCAAGCGTCTTTTATAAGTATCTCCTTTTCACTATCTCCTGTTAATATACCTTTATGTCTAAAGATGGTTGGATAAAATACCTTAGTTATAAAAAGTTCAAATTCAGGGTCTTTTAAAAACAATCCCCATGAAGTCATTTGACCTTTTACATTTGTTTTATAATTATTAGGACCTAAATTAGCTCTTATTTTATCCTCAAAATATTTTAATCCTATCTCATCTTCGTATGTAAAATCATGTATTTTAGTTAAAGTTGTATAGGGAATTTCTTTTAAAGTGTATGAGTAAGCTAGATTATCTTTCATAATAGGTATATATTACCATTTAAAAAAAATGTCAAATCAATGAAATCTTTTGTTAAAAATATTGAAGATCCTATTTTTGCAACTGAAAAACAAAGAACACAAGAAATGTGGGATATTGAAGGTAGGCTTAAAAATGCTAATCAAATCTTCAAATTTGATATTAGACCTATAAAACCGGTCAATGAGGATAGATCAGAAAAAATAGGTTATTTTAATACTAAGGCCGATAAAATTGTGTTTGAGGTTAAAGATCATTGGATTGTATTTGATACGGAAGAGCTCCATGAATATATTAAATCCGGAGAAAAAAGAGATTTTAACGTGGACGAATTACTAAATAATTTATCTTGGAATTTAATACTCGATAAAGTAGAATGAAAACATGCTACAAAAACTTAATTTTAAACCCGGTTTTGACAAAATGGTTACAGAATCAGGGGCCGAAAGTCGATGGATTGATGGTGATTTTGTAAGGTTTAGATATGGGCTGCCTGAAAAAATAGGTGGCTGGAGTCAACTTACAAATTCTTATAATACTTTACCAGGTGTAGCACGTGCTCAACATACATTTGCTGCTATAAATGGTGAAAGATATGTGGCGATAGGGACTTCTCAAGGTTTATTTTTATATTACAATGGAGAATTTTTTGACATTTCTCCCCTAGCTAGTGCTATAACTGGAGCTACTTTTGATGCAACGTCAGGATCTGCTACAGTTACTGTTAACAAGACTAGTCATGGACTATTAGCTGGAAGATATATAACATTTTCATCTGTTACTGTTCCAACAGGATCAGGTTATGCAACAACTGATTTTACAGGAAATACATTTGAAGTACAACAATCTAATTTAGGATCAAATAGTTTTGAAATTATTATGCCTTCTAATTCAGCTGCAACTACATCAAACACAGGTTCAGCACAGATAGACCCATATGAAATTGTTGGTCCAACGTTTGAAACTGCAGGTTTAGGTTGGGGTACAGATACATGGGGTTCAAGCACGTGGGGCACTGCAAGTGCAACTAGTGATGTAACTCTGGATCCAGGTTTATGGTCTTTAGATAACTTTGGTCAAATACTTGTTGCAACTATTCATAACGGTAAAACATTTACATGGAGCGCAGGTGTATCATCACCTAGAGCAAACAGAGCAGTTATTATGTCTGGTGCTCCTACTAAAACAAGACTGACTCAAGTATCAGATAGAGATAGACATGTATTTCATTTTGGAACAGAAACAACTATTGGAGACTCTACTACTCAAGATCCAATGTTTATAAGATTTAGTGATCAAGAAAATTTTAATGTGTATCAACCAACAGCAACTAATACTGCAGGAACGTTTAGATTAGATAAAGGTAATGAAATTATTGGAGCAGTGTCTGGTAAAGATTATACACTAGTATTAACAGATACTTCTGCTTATGTGATCCAATTTGTTGGACCACCATTTACATTTAGTATTAGACAAGTTGGTAGTAACTGTGGATTGATTGGTCAGAATGCATTAAGTTATTCTAATGGTATTGTGTTTTGGATGTCTGGTGAAGGTGGATTTTTCATGTTTGATGGTACTGTAAAATCTATTCCTTGTGAAGTTGAAGACTTTGTATTTACTACAACAGGAGATAATTTAGGAATCAACCAGAGTTCAAATCAATTGGTTTATGCAGAACACAACACATTGTATAATGAAATTAATTGGTTTTATCCTGAGTTTGGATCTCAACAAATTAATAGATGTGTAGTATATAATTACGCAGAAAATGTTTGGACTACCTCATCATTAGCTAGAACTAGTTATGTAGATCAAGGACTTTTTGATTTGCCCTATGCAACTGAATATAATAAAACTGCTTTACCTAATTTTCCAATACAAGGTATTACAGCAACTTATGGTGCATCAACTTACTATGCTCATGAAACCGGAACCGATCAAGTAAATTCATCAGGTACAACATCAATTGATGCCTTTATACAATCCGGTGATTTTGACATTACCAACTCTAATAATATTGCTAACTTACAAGGAGACGGTGAATACATAATGTCAGTTAAAAGATTTATACCAGACTTTCAAGTGCTTACCGGTAATTCAAAAATTACTTTATTAATAAATAATTATCCAAGTGATACAGCTGTAAGCTCACCTCTTGGACCCTTTACAGTAACTTCATCTACTGATAAAATAGATACACGTGCTAGAGGAAGATTAGTAGCTCTTAAAATAGAAAATGATGCTGTAGGTGAGACCTGGCGTTATGGAACATTGAGATTAGATGCAAAACCAGATGGAAGAAGATAATGGCTAAAATAGCAGCATATATACCTGAACCAAAACAAGAATATGAAGTAGATAACCAAAGACAAATTTTAGAGTCTATTGCTACAGTAAAAGACCAACTTAATTTTTCATTTCAAAACGACTTGAAAGAAGAGCAAGATACATATAATTACTTTTTATCATGACCATACAATATAAAAGTGCAGTATTTGATTTAACAACTACTAACTTAACTACAGTATTAACAGTAGCGACTTCTGCAGTGGCAATTGTAAAAACTGTACAGGCTAGTCATATGGATGCATCAAACGTAGATGCTGATCTATATTTAAAAAAATCTGGCGGGAGTGATGTGGAAATAGGCCATGCGCAGCTTAATAAAGGTATGACAAATATGATTGTAAATACCTTGAATTTAGAAGCAGGAGATGTTATAAAGATGCAGGCAGATACAGCAAATGAAATAACAGGTGCTGTAAGTTATGCTTTAATAGACAGGTCACAACAAAATGGATGATAATATTTTAAAAATAGATTGCACTACAACAGTAGTGTTAAGAAATACTAGAACAAATAAAATATATAAAGACGAAGCAGAGAAAGAAGCGGATATAGCTGATCCTACTACTGAAACAGTTGCAGAGCACATTGCTCAAGATTTAACAGTACAGGTATCCCCGAAAGGATTGAACATTTTACAGAAAGTCATGAATGAAAATAAGAAATCAAACCCCTAAAGGTGGGACTGAATTACAATTAAGTTTTTTAAATAAATACGTAGACAAAAATTTATTGGACAAAGTTCAAATTTGTACTTCAATACCAGGTAAAGTTCCATTAGATCCCAACAAAGTAAATATACTTTGGCAAAAAAATTCTTACGATCAACCTAATTTATATCCTTGGTTTAAAAATAAAGCTAATCACCATAAGTACGATTGGTATGTATTTAATTCTCACTGGAATCATGAAAAGTTTAGAATGATGTTTGGTCTACCTACTGAAAAATGTATTGTTATAAAAAACGGTGTAGACAAAATAGAACAATCACAACCTTATCAAAAAGGACAACCTATAAAAATCATACATCAAAACACTCCTTGGAGAGGTTTGTCTGTATTGTTAGGTGCAATGCAGCTAGTTAAAAACCCATTAATTACTTTAGATGTATATTCATCTTGTGAAGTTTATGGCAAAGATTTTATGGATAAAAATGATAAAGATTACAAAGCTCTTTACGATCAAGCGGAGTCTTTACCTAATGTAAATTACATTGGTTATAAACCAAATGAGTACATAAGAGAAAATATAAAAAATTATAATATGTATGTGTATCCAAGTATATTTGAGGAGACTTCATGTATATCTTTATTAGAAGCAATGTCTGCTGGATTATACAGTATTGTAACAAACTATGGAGCTCTGTTTGAAACAGGCGCCGAGTTTCCAATGTATATTCCTTATGACAGTAATTACAAAGCCTTAGCTGAAAAATTTGCTTATGGCATAGATGCTGCATCAGCAACACTTCATGAAAAAGTAATACAAGACCATTTAACCACACAAGCTAGCTATACACAGTTTTATTATTCTTGGAATAAACAAGCTGCTTCATGGACTAACTTTTTAAAAGGAGCAATTAATGCCAAAGCCAAATGAACCTATATGGTTTAACCAGGACAAAACAGTAACCCCAAATGGAGATACTTACCAAACCATTAAAACCAATAAAGTAGAAAATAACGTAACCGAAATAAATATAGGAGACCAATCTCCTTATAGAATAATGGTAGGCACTCCTTGTCATAGTGATGTTAGTATGCATTACACACAAGCAGTATTAAAGTTTCAACAAGCGTGTTGGGTTAAAAAAATACAAGTAAGTTTTACATTATTAAAATCATCTTTGGTTACTCAAGGTAGGAATTTATGTGTTGCTGAAATGTTAAGCCACGAAGACAACTATACTCATTTATTATTTATTGATTCGGATATTGATTTTAATGCTGAAACTATTTTTAAAATGCTAGAGTTTGATAAAGATATTATTGGGGTACCTTATCCTATGAAGATATTAAGTTGGGATAAAATATGGAGAAGACATACCTTAAAACAAAGAGCTATTAATGATGCTAATGATCTGGCCAAAGCAGGGTTTACCTTCCCTGTTAAAGTAGAGAATCCTAATTCAATTACCGTGGACCGAGGACTTATGGAACTAACTCATGCTCCTACGGGGTGTATGTTAATTAAAAGAGAAGTTCTTGAAAAGATGATTAAAGAATACCCTCATTTAGAGATATTTCAACCCACTAATATTAACGGTAAAGAAGAGAAAAAAGACAATATGTATAATCTATTTGATACATTACATGATCCTGTTACTAAACGTTACTTCGGCGAAGACTTTGGATTTTGTCAAAGATGGACAGATTTAGGGGGTAAGGTATATGGCTATATAGATGACTACATAACTCACGTGGGAGAATACTCTTATTGTGGTCGTTTTAGAGACGATTTAGAACAAGCAACTAAACCTCTCAAAAAAGTTGACGATACTAAAAAAATCAAATAAAGTATCACATTTACAGGATTTCTACGCCTGCTTAACAATATAAATTTATTTAAATTATGGCGATATCTAGATCTTTAATGAACAGACAATTACGAGCAGATGGTGGCATTATGCAAGTCGCACCTAGGGAAAAGTTTGGTATAGGTAGCAAACTTAAAAAAAGATTAAGAAAACTTATACCTAATGAACTAGCCAATATTGCAACAAAAGCAGCTCCTTTCGTTGCACCATTTAACCCATTACTTGCAGCAGGAATGTCAGGTATTGGAAGCTTTGATCAAACAGGAAAAATAGGAGATTCTTTAAAAAAAGGAGCTTTAACTTATGGACTCGGTCAAGGTGCTAGATATTTAGGTGGAGCAGATTTTCAAGGACTACAAAACCCATTTGCTAAAGATGCATTTAGCATGCCAACAGGTAGTGGTGGTATAAAAAATTTATTTAAAAGTGATGTTAAACCTATTCAACCAATAAGTGGTGGAGAGTTTGGTCAGTTTCCAGAACCTACATTTGGTGCTGGTGATGCAATAGGTGGAGAAGGTTTAACAGGAGCTGGAGAAATTATAAGCAGCACTACTGCAACCACTCCAGGATCTGCAATGGATTCATTTAACGTAATTAAAAGTCTTAAAACTTCTGCAGCAGATAAAGGAAAAGCAGCTTTAGATCTTTTAAAAAGAGGAAGTAAAGCTTTGTTTTACACAGATGGTAAACTTGACAAAAATGCAGTGCTTGGAGCAGTAACCGCTGCGGGAACTTATATAGAAGCTTTAATGCTAGCTAAAGACGCTGGTTTAGACTTAACTGAAGAAGAGTATGATGAAGCACGAAGAGATGAAAAAAAACAAGAATACGGAGACTACTTACAAGATTTCTTTGGTGGTAAAAAAGATGGTGGCAGAATAGGATTCGAGTCTGGTGCTAATGAAATGATAAAAACACAATTACTAGAAGAGATTATGCCTGACACAAGTACAGAAGACATGATAATGATTATGACAGAGGATGGACCAAAGATGATTAAGAGATCAGACTTTGAAGCAATGTCTGGAATGTTTAGAGATACGACTACAAGCGCTTATGGAGATGCAGGTAGAGGAAGACCTGTTCCAGAATTTGCTAACGGTGGTAGAATAGGATTTAAAGGTGGATATAGTCCAGGAATAGTATCGGCAGCTTTGAAAGAATACAATAGTGTTTATGGAACAGATA